ATGTCCAAATACTTGTGGACTTCTTTGAAACAGGAGCGAAATAGAGGATCATTCAATGTCTTACGGTCGTGATTACCTTCAACCAGGATCTTAGTACCGTTACAACGGTTCATAAATTCTGCTGCCTTTTGAGCAGGCAGAAATGCCACATCGCCCAAGATGTAAACTAGATCTTCAGGAGCAATCAAATCGTTCCATTCCGTGACCATTTGCTCATTCATGTAGTCGACATCATTACGAAATCGTGCTCGTGTTATAGGACAAAAATTCATAATATTTTTGTGCCCAAAATGTAAATCACTTGTTATCCAAGTTTTCATTATAATTTCCTATTCTAATAATTATGAAGCATACCAAATTTCTTTGAATCCTTCATCTAATTCAGGGTCGTTCCAACCTGCAATCATGCTGTCAATAACATTCTTTGGAATGTGCTTGCCTGGACGACCACTAAGTCGAACATCCAACTCGTCACGAGCAGGTGTCTTAAACACCACTGCAATATGTTCGTAGTCAGGCAACATAGCAAATTTACGCTTACGGCTAGCGATAGTGGTGCTAGTTTGGTCCCAGATGATATCCCGTCCTGCTTCACGGGCCTTGACAACATCGTCTGCCATCAACTTTACAGCGATGGGCATAAAGTCTCGGAACACTTCATTATAGGTTTTATCTTCAGCACGAGCATAATCTTCAACGTGATTGTCGGTTGAAACAATAACACAATCTTTGGCCCAATCTTGATTAGCAACCCAAGTACTTTTACCTGCGCCCGGAACTCCAATTAATTGATAACACGTTGCCATATTAAATATCACCTTTGTATTTTTTTCTGTACTTACGTTTAGCATCAGCTAGAGTAAACACTTTTTCATTGTCAGTAGTCCAGTCTTCTTCGAGGGGAGTCCCATTAATAGTATGGGGCTCCTTCTTGTCATAGGTCCATCCCAGTCGTTTCATCATACGATGCTTGACTAATAGATTAGGACTACGGAAAACTTCAGTGTCATTGAAACCCATCATAACTCCAACTTCGCAAACGGCTCCGCTACGGCACACACCTGCTACACAATGCACGACTACATTCATACGATTGTCCAGAGCATGTTCAAGTAAGCGGACTAGTTCATCAGCTTGCTCTTGGCTGCATCGCATTTCCTCATCATCAACTTGATCTTGTTCCTCAACATCCAAAAATTGAAATTGATGAACTTCTTTAAACTGATACAAGGGAGTGGGGAAATCGCCCGGGGGATCTACAATTTGAATCAGCATGGCATTTTCGCCAGGATTAAAATGAAACCCCCGTTTAATATCACTCAATGCAACGTTTTGTATCCATGGCATTACTCGCCACCTTTCAATAAAAATTTGTTAGAGATTGCCTTGAAGCTCACAGACTTTTCGTTACACTTGAACACCAGGCCTTCACGCTCACAACCAACAGTGCCCATTACTGACTTGCCTTCAGCGTACTTCAACAGATTTTCAATAGTTTCGCCGCTGTCCAAACGATCATTAGAGATCAAAATAGGGCAGTGATTCAACTTGTACCTAGCGACAAATGTTTGACGTTCAGCAGGAGTAAAATAACGACCTGCATCAATGTTGTAAATGTCGTAAACATAAAAATCTTGATCACGCATTTGGTACTTGTTACCTTGAATGCCGTTACCGATCAGTTCACCTTGGATTGCAATGTTACCACCTGCAATCTTCAACTTTTCTTCTAAGTCGTGTTGGATAGCGGCACGCCATAGTGAATTGTCTGGATTACGCTTTAGGTCAAGATTACGTGAGCAAACACCAACTTCACCGTCAATAACATAAACAGTCATTGAAGAACCATCTAGCTTTTCAGTCACTTCCCAAGTCAGTTCTTCAGCCTTCCATTCTTCAAATTCCGCTGACAAGTTTTGAATACGCTCTTGATCAGTCTTCGGAATCTGTGAAGGGAACATGCCCTTGACTTCACCTGCAAGTTCTGCGGGGATGGGTGCTTCATACTTGGTGATACCGAGTGCTTCAGAAACATCGTATCCTTCAAACAAATCTGCACCGTAGTTAGTTAAAACGTGCATAGGCAGCAACAGACCCTGAGACAGTTGACCACGCAACTTTACGGTGCGGAGACGTTCACCTTCAACACCTTCAAAAGTCTTTGCGTAGTGTCCGGGCTTGGTCAAGAACGGTGCGATAGCAGTGGGGATGAACGAATCAATTTCGCAGTACACAGCCAGATCACCAGCAGCGTATTCACCCTTCTTTACCACGCAGGTCCATCCACCTACGATAGCGCATTCAATTGCATCAGCGCCTTCAATAGGACGCAGTGCATCAATCTTTCTAATAGTTGCCATTTTACGAGTCATTTTAAACTCCTTTTACCAAAGTAAATCAAAATTACCAGCCAATACCTTTTTAACACTGGCTGTACGATCTGTTATGTGATCCTTGACAACATCATCTTGGAAACGGTAAGTGCGAATTTTATCACCGCGCATACCTGACCCAACCTGTTGCCGCCTATCACTTGCTATGCTACTATTATAACTGGTTTTTACCAGATTGTCAACTGTTTCTTGAACAGTTTGCATGGCCTGCGCCAGGCTACTTGGTCGACTTCGGGTCTGTGCTGTGACCACTGTGCCTGTGGGGATGTGAGTTATCCGGCAGGAATTTTGGTGTTTGTTACGGTGCTGGCCTCCGGCGCCAGTGCCGCTATACCACTCAATTCTTAAGTCAGTGTCCGGTATAGTTACGACTCTCGGGTTCTCGGTGTCATCTATGATAGCCACGGTCACTGTACTGGTATGGACACGCCCTTTCCTTTCGGTGGGCGGAACCCGTTGTATGCGATGTCCTCCGGATTCATTCTCTAAGCCGGATAGGTCAGTGCCCTGTACTTCTAAATGAAGTTCGCCTTGGTACTCACCTATCAGGCGGGTAGTTCAGCCAAGTCGTTGGGCCATACGCACGTATGATTGTGCTAGATCCTTTACAAACAGTTTACTGTCATCGCCACCTTCAGCAGCCCTAATTTCAATAATCTTCTTTGTCATTTTCTTGTATCCTTTCATTTCTTTTTGATGCGCCTATTCGGCTGGATTTGTTCCAATCGTATTTAACCCCGTCTGGACATACGCCGTTGATAATGCTGTCAACACCTGGCCGGCCAACTTGGTTAGGGTCCTCTGCTACCATGGTAACAAAGGTCATACCTAACTTACGAAAGCCTTCTGTGTGTCGCAATGCTTCTGTCAATGAGTCAACATTGTGAGCATGTGAAAAGTCTGTGAGTGGGTCTGTGTAGTATATTTTAAACATGAGTATATTATACAGCCAAAAAAAAACCCTGTCAACCGAAGTTGTCAGGGTTTTTCTATCACATTAGAACGTACTATTGCCTGCCCCAGGATTTACCGCGGTACCTGGTAGCTCATACTGAGTGTGTGACCAACTCGCTGCTCTTTACATATCGTAGCGTGGAACCATTACAGTCTTACGCATGATACCTTCGGGAGTGAACTGTTCAACATCCGCACCTAGCAAGCTAGCCATGATTGCTGGACTAAATCCACTTACCAATGCTGCACCTGATTTGTCGCTCTTGACCGGAGTGTTACCACTATCCTTCAAGTTCCAGAACACGACTTTTGGACAAGTGTATCCAGCTGCTTCGAACTTGCGTTCGATCATTTCCATAGCACTGTCGTCATGCTTAACGCAGGCGTTAAATTGCATGTCGCTCAAGATCAGGACCATTGCTGGCATGTCTTCTTGTGGCGCCTTGCCCTTAACTGCTACACTCAGAATCTTTTCAAACGCCGCGTGTAGGTTAGTGCTCATACCCCAATCACTGCGACTCATTTGGTCCAGCTTCTGAACAATATTGCCCTTAAGGGTCAACAGTTCTGGCTTATCACTGAATGTAAGGAATGTGTCCTTGAACACACCCCGGTTCTTATCAGCCAAGTACAAGCCAAGGCTAAGAGAAACATCCATACAGGTGACACCGGTGTCCTTGCCTGCTGGTGAGCTCATAGAGCCGCTAACGTCTACCAATGGCAGGATGCTAGCATCGCCAACATAGTCGGGCAAAGCGTTCCACTGAGCAGTGATGTGGTCCAAGTCTGTCTTAGACATATCCTTACGACCATACATACCAACAACACCCTTCAGCACATCGTGTGGGAAAATCGCGTTAGCGTTAACCTTAACACCTGCTTCACCCTTGACCAATGCAGCCACGTACTCAGCAAACTTTGGAGTGTGACGTCCAAAAGCCTTCTTGTAGTTACGAGCAGCCACGCTGGGCACATGGTTGAAGTTAATGTTGTCCCAGTCGTTGGCACACATCTGAGTTTCGACAACTCGGGTCAAGGCCACAAGGCTCTTACGGTATTGCTTTGGGCTCATGCCAAAGAACACACGGATCTCTGCTGCGATCTTGCCCTTGCGTGGAGTCCACTTGGCGGCAAGGCCATTTTCTGCACGAAGGGCATCACCCAACATGGTATAAGCAGCGGTCTTCAACTTGGGAGTTTGGAACACAAAGATGTCGTCCCAACGACCCACTTCTGGCACTTTAGCCAACAGAGCCAATGCGGCATCCGGGTTGGTCTTTTCCAAGTGTACAAGCACACTACGGAAGATTTCACGTTCACCAGCACCACCACGGACATCTCGTGACCATTGTGCGATGCGCAGAGCTAGGTCTGCGTCTTCAACGTAGGCCGCAGTGAAAGCGGGTACAATGTTCTTACCACGGCTTGCTCCGATAGAGTAGAACAGGTCAACACACTTGTTAGCGGATGACTTACGTGCCTTCATGCCATTTGCGGTCCTAGACTCTTGATTTTGAATTGCTTGAACAAATGCGTTCATTTTATGTTACCTTTCAGAATGTATTTTATTTTCGATATAAATGAAATATAAGATTGCTGTTAACATTCTATATTCAACAGGTTAGTTTTCTACTTTTTGTTTTTATCGAGGAGACTTATCGAAACTCCTCTATCCTCACTGTCCCGGCTTGCGCATTGTTACCAACCTTCAAAGCCCGTTAAGGCTCCAGTTAATAACAGGGTAAGTGAAGCGATCCATGTAATATGAGTTGCTGTACCTAACCTAAAACTCACTAGCAAGTTTCCTTGCCATGTACATATTGTACGACAAGACATGCATCTTGTCAATACTGTTTGGATGCGGGACCTGGAATCGAACCAAGATCTGGAGCTTATGAGACTCCTGAATTACCGTTACTCTATCCCGCTATATTTGGTGCCACACTACTTATCTCATTATACGCCGTGTGCCATGGCGAGTTATCGTGGTCTCGGTAGCAGGAATCGAACCTACGCTCTATCGTCCCAAACGACAAGTGATACCATTTCACCATACCGAGAATTATTTTTTCCTTAACTTCATTCCAACATACGTGCCGCAAAATGCGCCAAGACAAGCAGGAATAAGCAACATATGATCACTAGTATAGTTGATTACTGCAATACTTGCAATGGAAAAAACAACCACTGCCCATATGCTAGATTTAACTACTTCATCATTTTGCACCGCACGTAGATAATATGTATAAAATACATCTGTAAAGAACAGGGCAAAAAATGTTGTTATATATTCAATCATAATATTTGGTACCTAGTGTCAGACTCGAACTGACATCGTTCTCCGTGTAAAGGAGATGCATAACCTCTCTGCGCAACTAGGCATTAACTTTTCTTATACTCTCTCAAATACAAATTTCGTTTCGTATTCTTTTTATATCTATTTCCTTGTCCAGCATTGCCGAATGTGGCTGTCTGTGTATGACAATTAGGGCATAATAATCTTAAATTACTTAGTTGATTATTATCGCTATTTCCATCTATATGATCTAACTGTAACATAAGTGGCTTGTTATTCCAAGTACTCTCCTGTCCACATTCAACACAAATATCCCCGCATTTCTCTTTAAGATATCTTTTATAGTTCCCACCAAGACCTTGCTCAATTTTAGGAACCGAAACAAACTGCCATTGATATTTTCCAGAACATTCTACTGAACAAAACTTATTCTCGGTACTATTACTATGTTCAAACTCTGTATTACAATACAAACACTCGTACAGTCTTTGATCTTTTTTTCTACTAGTTGAGTAACGACTAGGTCTATCTTTGTGTGCTATCTGATGAGCATTTCTAGCACGATGATTTTCAAATTCTTTCCCACAGTGGCATTTATACATAATATCTCCTTGCTCAACTATTTAGCATAGTTTAGAAAAAAATACGCTCTACCCCTGAGCTATCCAGGCAAAAATAAAACTGTAGTAAGCCTGGAGCCAATACCTAAGCATAGCCGGGATGCACCGGGGAGCCTATGGCTCAGATTGGTACTTGCATCTCTACAAAAAATAGATATTTGGAATAAAAAGTACACCGAGCGGCGTATCGGGCTCGAACCGATGACCTCTAACTTGGAAGGATAGCGTTCTACCAACTGAACTAACGCCGCTCGCTGTACTTTTATATTACCACTATACGAACCCCGCATACTTTATTATAACACACCGACGACAAATGTTCACCTGCTTTGACTAAGTCGACCCACAGGCACCTTTAAAGACGATTTGGGCAGTATTGCTACTACTGGGATGAAGTCCGCATAGTCAGTGCATTAAAATAAATTACTTTATTAAAACATACTCCCAACAAGTGTCTTACGCTTGTTGTACCGTGTGTTATACACATTCTCTTGCAGACTCCCCCGGGTGTGGGCAACATAGACGAAGAGTATATTTTAATAAAGTGTCCGGCTACCTACACCACATAGGCCCCGAACTGGGTGGTTGCCCCGTCCATAACATTTCTTCTTCTGGAAAGGCGTTAGTCCTCACCCAATGCGTTCTAGTATCCCTTAAATGGGGAACTAATGGTCAATGCACTGCACACCCGGCGCTCTCTATGGTGACTGCCCCACCCACTTTTATAACGGTAAAAGTGTAAACCGGGTTTCTCTTGGTGCCCCACGACAGAATCGAACTGCCATCACAGGATTACAAAACCAGTGTACTACCATTGTACTAGTAGGGCGATACTTTTACTTATGATGGTACAATTATTCTTATTTGAATTTTGGTCCTACTGCCCAAAATACCAACGATTTTCTTTTACCACTTATCAAAGGAGTGACAGCATGAGGAACAAATGATGGAAAGGCAATTATCCTTCCTGCTACTTGCTCAGGAGTCATTTTGCCTGCTCCATTATATAATTCAAGATCGCCGCCTTCGTACTCAGAAGGATCTGACAAAATTAAACTAAAACTCAGTTTTCTCGGGATAAGAAGTTCAACACTTAAACCATCGCCTAGGATCATATCAATATGAGTACCATATTTGGTACCTTCACCATCATATTCAGTGTACTGAACATAATCAAAACCCAATAGATCGTAATTGTAAAATCTATTATTAACCATTGTAGCAATGTTTAATAATTTATCAAATAACCATTTGTTATCAGAGTTGCTGTGAATCATGGAGATTTTTGAATCTCTTACCTCAGCAAGAGGAACTGTTTTGCCTTCATGATTCACAGTGCCTCCTGCTGTAAGCACTTGTTTTGAGCAATAGTCCTTGATATCAGCTAATTCATCTTGACTTAGCCAATTGTCCCAAAATACATACGGATAAGTAACAAAATTTATTGTTTTTGGATATGTGTTCATAAAATACCATTAGATATCTTGTATTCGGCTAACTTGACTTGATAAGCCGATTCGCTCAAACTGTGCCAACCCTGGCATTGAGCAGTTGGACTGCGTCCACACGTGCAAGAGACAGGCGGTAGGTCTTTGCCAAAAATGGCATCCCAACGACTAGCGTATTCTTGATTGCTCACACTAGTAGGTCTTTGTCTACTACCTTTGCTCATTTAACGCACCTTGCGCAAATAATCGCGTCCAATATGTCCTGCTTCAATTTCTTGAAGAGCACTAACAACGTTACCATTCTTGGTGTTAACTAACTTACGACTGCCACGTTTTAGTTCACGAGCGCGAACAGCCGCTACCAATATCAATTCAAATCTGTTGCCAATATTGGCTACGCATTTTTCAGTGTCAACAGAATTAGCAAAATCTGGAGTTTTCATTATTCACCTTTGTTGGTATTACGATCTTTGGCGCTTTTGATCACAACTCCAGCAGCTACTTGAGCGTCGATCATCATGTTGCGAAATGAATCGCGTTGATCTTGAGTTTTGAATCCACTCAGTGCCAAAAGTGTTTTATTACGTTTGGTCAATCTAAATGTACCATTTGTTCGTGTGCGCATACTTTCCTTTTATATTAAAATTAATTATACAACTATGTAGGTAAGTTGTCAACCTATATTGGTGCGGAAGGTCGGACTCGAACCGACACGCCACGAGGACCCTTGCTTCTAAGGCAAGGAAGACTACCAATTCCATCACTCCCGCAATAAACCTTCTAACATATATGGTGGGCCCAACAGGACTCGAACCTGTGACCAATCGATTATGAGTCGACTGTTCTAACCAACTGAACTATAGGCCCACTATTCTTTGGTACCAGCGGAGGGAATCGAACCCTCTCAAGAACGCTAATCTGGCGCTAAAAGGCTTATAAGACCTCTCTGACTTCCAAGTCTCGCTGGCATAAAATCTTTGGTCCGGCGTAGAGGAATCGAACCTCTATGAATAGCTTAGAAGGCTACTATCTTGTCCGTTAGATGAACGCCAGATTAAAAAACAAGTGGCGTCCCTAGGGGGATTCGAACCCCCGTACTCACCGTGAAAGGGTGATGTCCTAGGCCTCTAGACGATAGGGACAAATAAAATGTTAGGTGTGCTGCTACGCCAAAAGGGATTTCAGCCTTACCAGTTACGGGGTGCTTTGATACTTCCTGCATTACATACAGGCCCTACTCTTTAAAGGATGGACGCTTTTAATCCCACCTTCCTAACTGAAACCATATAGAAACACACTCGCCCGAATGGACATATTCAAAGATCCGCCTACTGTCGGAAGTGTGTTTTTATATGGTGCGGGTG